ACCACGCCCTACCGATCACTTCGTTTGCAAGTTCGTTAACTGCATCTTCGCACTTTACATACATATCTAGGCAATCTATCTTTTGGTGAACAGGGCACTTGTTAGCCCTTTCTAAACGAAGTGTAATCCGACAAATCCTTATACGATCTACCCTTGGGCCAGTGAGTACATGCTTGATCCTACTTCTCTTGCTTAAGAACGCGATGTTCCTGTCTACCACAATTGCTCCCATGCTATTCTCTCCTTTAAAGGAACAGCCATGCAAGAATATAAATTGCTACGAGAATGGTTACAATCATCAATATTACATCTACAACACCGTAGTATCTCATTTTTCCTCCACAGGCAGTTCAAGGTAAATATCAATAGCGCGTAGTTTGTATGCCGCTCCTGGCGACGGCGGCGCAAATTGATAATCAATCTCGCTTATTTCAAAGGGAACGCCTGATACAACAACTCCATCACCTATTCTTGGTACAGGTCCGTCATATTCATTAAGAAAAGGCGCATCTCCAATAGGTGTAATTAAATTAAGACTAAACATTTAGTTCCTCCAATGTACCCCATGTACGTCCAACTGAGAAGTCTGCAACGAATGGGATATCCCAATCTAGTTCTTCTTTTGGTCGAGTCTCCATTACTTCCTTAGTAATCTCACAATATTCAGGAATGTAGTCGGTATCTACGTCAGCTATGATACTGTCGTGAACTGTAAGACAAATCCCACACCGGTTCCAATCCACAAGATCCACAAGAAGAATGAGAGCTGAAAGCGTGATATCACTAGCTGTTGATTGTGCCCTAAAGTTAATCCCTTCTTTGAAGGAATGCTCTCTGTTCTCGTCAGTAAGAAGGTAGAAACGACGTTTACGCCCAAAAGGATTAACAAGAGTACCATTGCTACGGATATCCTCCTTTACACTCTCAGTCCAGTCCTTAACAGTTGGGAACCGCTTCCATATCTCATTGATGAATTCCTGTGCTTCCTTCTGAGGCATATGGTACATCGTCGCAAAGCTAAACGCACCCTGTAGGTAGAACACACCGAAGTCAATGTTCTTCGCTTTGACATATTCCTCGTAAGTGTAGTTCTCACCGTAGAACTGTGCAGCCATTTCCTTATGAATCGAGCGGTCAGTATCATAGTAGATAGCGTTTAGCTCTGTGTCTCCGCTAAGGTGAGCAATCGTTCGCAACTCAGCCTGACTATAATCGGCTGAGACAATCCTTCTACCAGGGGTAGCCTCAAACAGTCCACGAATATTGGGGAGTCCTTCTTTAGTTCGTGTAATGTTTTGTAGATTTGGACCTTTACTTGATAGTCGCCCGGATTCAGTTCCAGCAAGGTTGAGTTCCGTAAAGACTTTTCCATCTTTATCCTTCTCCGCTGCTGAAATCAAACTGATGATGTAAGTGCTAGCCTGCTTTTGCAGCGATTTGTAGTCGTCCAGTTCTTGTGTGAAGTTGCTGATATAAAGACGATGTTCTGCAATAGAATCATCGCTTGCTCTACCAATCTTCTTTCTATCTTCTGCTGTAGTAAAGTTGCCTTCTAAGATAGTCTCTCTTGCGGCAACATCTACAGAGAATTCCTTATTCGGCCTACGTTGTGCAGGATGCTGAATTTTCCACTTGTCATAATATAGATCATGAAGTTGTGGGTTAGAACGAGGATTGAATAGCGGATTGTCAATCTGCTCTCTCATTGACGCAATCTGCTCATTCATAGTTGGTTCAATTTCATCCTCGTATAGCTCAGCAGCCTTTTGATAGTTGTAGCGAATGCCTGTTAGTTCAAGTCTTGTGAGAGCTTCCGAACCTCTGATGAGAAGTCGCTTATAGGGAGAGTCATAAACTTGGTCCTTAATAGCTCTAGTACGAGTGACATTGAAAAGCTGGAAAGTACCGGCTGCGTCCAAACCAGCGTAATCATAAAATCCTTCAGGTACGGGTCCAATACCACCCTTACTCTTGAATGATTCGATATCTTCGGAGGAATAATTAGGCCACGCGAACTCATCCATGAGCATATATTCAAGCGAATGTACTCCCGGTCGCTCGTCACACGCATATCCAAGTAGTAACGTGTCTTGGTCAACTTGGGCGTCAATGTCATGTTGTGTCCTTAATACTTTTACGTCGTATTTTCCGTTATGCCAGATGAATTCAATTGCTCTAGTTTCAAGTAGAGTTCTAAGTTCAGCAATAACCTCTGCATTGTTGCAAGCTGCTTCCCCGAGGACTGTGGCTGTACGACCGTCCGTAGAAACGTTAAAGCTAAGGAGTTTAGCTTTATGAGAAAGTCCCCCTCTTGTTTCGATATCGGCTGCGATAATAGCTCTATTCTGTAACCTTTTGATGTTGCTACGGAGGCTTTGTAGATATGCGACAGCTTCGGTTGGGTCATGTATTACCTCAATATTAGGAAGTACCGGTTTTGGTCTAGGGTTAAAAGCTAGTTTAAAATCTTTGACGAGGTTTGGAAATGTAGCGTCGTTACGGAGCACGATCGCAGGGTTATTGGTGACGATAATTCGTTTACCGTCAAGTTGATGGTCATATCCGCGTAGACTATTGATTCCGGTTTTATGGAGAATTTCTCCAACTGCTTCACTACCTGCTGCAATAACTGTTCTAGCTGATCGTAGCTCGGAGTGGAGTCTTGGTGAGCAGCACTTGATTGCTTGCGGCGGGACCTTACCTTCCTTTGGTGAGCATAAGACAGTGTTCGTAACAAGTATTTGTTCACGCTTTACTCCGTTCTCAGCAAGGAGGTAATCAAGGACTTTTCCGCTTGGTCCAGAGAATGGCTTACCTGCTTTAGCTTCATAGAAACCAGGACTACGAGAAACAAGAGCAACACTAGCATTACTAGGTCCTGTGGTTCTTGCCATTGGTCTGTCATATAATGGACACTCCTCACACTTCGCCTGTGGGTGTTTTCTAGTTACTGGCTTACTAGCTGCTTCCACTACATAACCTCTAAAATGTTGGGTGCCTCAAAATTCGGACCCTTTAGCACCTTACCATCACTACGGTAGATAGGGCTCCCGTCCTCGTCTAGCTTCGTCATGTTAGAACGATGGACTTCTTTAACAACAGCATCAAGGTTAATACCCAAGGATACTGCTGTACCATAGACCACGTATGTAAGATCGGCCAAAGCATCAGCAATTTCTACTAGGTCGCCATTCCACAGTGCATCTCGGAACTCATTAAATTCTTCTTTAACTAAAGACTCCCTTAGCTGTCTAAGCTCAAGAGGAATAGGACCATCAATCGGTGAATCAGCTACCGCAACTCCGAATGCCTCGTGAAACTCTCTAACCATTTCCTGTGGTGTCATTTACATATCCCCTTCATTACGCCAACCAAGTTCTTTTGCATCCCAAATGATCTTGTTGAGTGCAATGCTTACTTCTTCCTCAAGGTGATGGAAGTCTCCGCTATTATCAATAGTGGTGAAGATAAGATCGGGTGATGGGATTTGTTCGCTTCTATGTTCATCTGCGGTAAGCCCTGGACGCATGACTCTTACGTTAAATCCATCCAAGTCTCTAATGAATCTAAGCTCATTCTCGAAGCGGGCATCAGAAACACAGTACCTACTTCCACGATGCCACTCACTACCCATACGTTCTTTAAATAGCTGCTCAATCCAGAAGTCGTCACCGAATACGTCACGGTGTGATTCCGTACCATACCTCTTAAGGAAGTCCCTAAGTGTCATTTCCGTCATAGGACTCCACATCTTACTAGGCTGCCCTTCGATTTGATTGAAAGAGGGTGCCGGATCGTTTTTAAACCCAATAGCTACGTAACAATTTGGTTCGTCCTTATATGTATCAATCCAATCTATGGGAATATTAAACAGAGTCGCCACAGACAGCTTTAACAGGTCTGCGAAAGCCAGCCGAGTGAAGCCGTGATTCTTTACAAGGTACGCAGCTACCGTATCCTTGCCTGCACCCTTGAATCCGTTAATGCCAATGAGCATTAGTTCATTCTTCCGTCAATATCGTGGGGCAGACCGCGGTAAACATCAATCTGCGGCTTTTGCTGTTCCTGCTGCATCATCAGCATTGTATCAAGGCATACAGTCAAGTTGTGCAGCATCTTAGTACCGAACGTTACTGCCCAATCTTCGTCGGACATATCAAGCTGTTCCTTCATAAGATCCACTAGTACGTCAAGGCGAGTTGACAGCATGAAAGTATTGATACCCCAATTAGTAGCAGGGTCCCATCCATGCATATGCCACTCATTTACCTTAGCATCAATCTCTCTATTGATACGGTCTAGCTCAGTTTCTTTAGGCTGTGGCCCATCATTCATTATTTGGCTCCTTGTCTGCATCGTACATTTTAATAGCTGTATTCAACTCACCAATTAACATACCATCATGCTTCATTCCA